TTTCAAGTCACGCAACGCCGCGCGTTGCAATTTTAGACCAAGACCAGGGACCGCTGAGTCGGCGTAAAACGTCGTGTGCGTAGCCGTAGTCAAGTTTTCATCCGCCAGCGACGGCGCAACAAGCGTCATCAGATAGCCAAACATACGCCCATTGCAGCGGGCAGTCATGATCTGCATAGCCCCCGCGTCATAGATGCGCTGCATTAGCCCAATGTTCTTGTTCTGCCAGTTACCCGGCGCTTCGCCGACAGCCACTAGATGATCGTCAAACAGTCTCGCCGCGCCGTCTAGCCAATCATCAAAGGTTTCCGTCTGAAACGTGATGCCCTCTGGCTCAACAGGCTCACGGGTAGCCATAGCCGCAAGCGTCTGGTGCTTCGCGATAGCGGCTACCTTATCCAACGCGGGCTGGTACGCTTGCGCGTAGCGCATAAGCGCGGGCATATTTATCTGGACGTTCACAGGTGCTAACCGCGCCCAATGTTCATGGTCGTGCGCGTGGGGAAGGCAATGCTCGAACGCAATGGCGCAAACCATCTCGTCGTTCAGGTCATCGAAATTGACCGAAAGGACGTTATCGCACCGTGCTTCGATTTGGTCTAGCTTGCGGTCTAACTTGGATATGGTTCGTTCAAGCACGGCGCGGTCAAAAGACAGACCGGGGATATTCATCAGGCTACCCACCACTTCGCTGACCGGGCGGCGCACGATCAGGATGCGCGCACCAGGCGCAAAACGGTCTAACAGACGCCACCACGGCGCGGCGGCTGTCTCTGCGGTGCCAATGTTAGGCTGCGAGAACCACGCCGTTACGTCGTCAAGGCTGCGTGTGTGGCGCAGTTCTTCATGCCCGCACATCCAATCGCCATACGTCAGAAACCGCGACAGCCAAGCTGTACGCGATCTAGGCAACGCAAGGACGACAAATGGCGGCATCAGCTAACCAGACGGCCCGAGGCGCGGATGTTGATGGCCGACGCCGTGCCTGCGATGGTCGAGATGAAGCCATTGTTGGGCAGGACATGGCCGACCAGTTCCGGAAACGTATACGTCTCGCTGGCCTGAAGCGTCTTGGTCTTGACAATCAAGTTGTCATTGCCCGCGCTGCCAGCAGCCGTGACCAGGTTGACGCTGATCGTTGCCGGTACGGCGCTGTAGTTCGTCGCCGTGAACTTGTCGATGATCGTCTGCACGCCATTCGACGTGTACTGCGTGACTTGCGTGTTCTCCGCTGTCTTGGCGGGGATGATGTTGCTGATAGATACGGTCACAATGGACTCCTATTGCTCGGTCTGCGTAACAGCCAATATCACAGCCGGGGCTGCTGGCGCAAAGGCTGTCGCCGCAACGGTGGCGATACTGATGTTGGTGCTGTCCGCTGCGTACATCACTTCGATGAAATCGCCCGCTACCAGCGAATAAACCTCGTTAAGTGATACCACCAAATAGCCGTTGTTGAGCGTGATCGACGCAACGCGGGCCGAGTTGGGAAAGTCAGTTGTGCCATTCTTACGAAGCCAAACCCAGATAGATTTTTGGGATGAATTGGTGGAAGTGATCTGCACCGATGCAGCGATATTATAGAGACCGGCTTGCGCTACCACCACCTCAGACAGCGGCGAACCCAGCGATACGCCGTTGGCAATCTCTGTATTCGTAAGCAGCAACGGATACGCCGTATTAATTGCTGCGGGTGTCTGCGTGTCTAGCTTGGTGAACTCGCCATAGTATTTTTGCTGCTCAATAGTTGGACGCACGAAAATAATGCCGTCGGTCGTGCCAACCTGCAATACCGCCGCCACTGGAACGACGTTGTTCGGTGCTGTTGGTTTAACGTTAGTGAACGCGCCAGCAACTGTCGGGGAGGCGTAGAGAACGTCACCGAGAGCAAACGCGCTGGTGTTTACGTCGCGGACAAATCCGAATGTGGTGCAGTATCCCCTATCCCCGCTATCGGGCAAATCGTGCGTCATGACGCCAACGATATACAGCGTGTTTGTTGCGCCGTTGGCGAGGTAGGGCGAGACTGACAAGGCACTATCAGGCACAGCACCAGTGAAGCCTACAACCGTGCCGTTTGGAATTGTTACCCCGGTGAAGTTTGCGACCCTAGCATATTGCTCCAACCCCACTTGCTGAACAACATCATACTCCATGCCGATGTTGAGGGTCTGGTCAAAACTGTTCCATCCCGCCCGAGCAATGCGGTTTACGTACGGCGCGTCTTGCTCCCAATCCAAATAGTTGGTGCGCAACGTGTTGGAGTTCTGGATCGCGGGCGCGGTTGCGGTCGTGTTGCCCAAGGCTTGTAGTTCTGCGGCCAAGGACGCCATTGCTGACGCGGCGTCTGGTGCGCTCTCGGTCGTCTGCGCAAGACCAACCAGCATGGCGTCGTAAGACGCCAGCAGCGACGATGCGTCGGGCGAGAGTTCAGTTTCGGCCTGGTTGTTTTGCGTAGCCGTCAACAGCGACAGAAAGAACCGATACCATTCACGGCTAATCGCACCGCTGCGGTCGTCGATCAACGCGACGCGCGGCGGCGTAAGCTGCGTAGGGTTGATCGGCGAGAGTGCCATCAGGCTCGCGTCCCGCTCAAGGCCAACTCAGCGCCCATGATGTAAATGCGCACCGGATCAGTACCCGACACCTCGTACACCCGGTCACGAATCTTCATCGTCGCGCCAAGACGCCGCCAGATTGTGCGCTTGCCGTATTCGCCAATTGCTCCCATCGACTTCCAGTGTTCGTTTGACCAGGTATGCCCGCCATCATCAGAGAAGCGCAGCATGACTTGCGGATCGCTGCCCTGCACAACGTCAAACGACAACGCAATGTAATCGCCGTCTTCGGTTAGCAAGAAGTCGTCATTCTCTGCTAACAGAAGCCCTGTTTCAGGGCGTTGCCCATTAAGCCCCACGCCCGTCTCACAGTCTAGCTGCATGGCGTGCTGGATGGTGCGCGTCAGGTTGTTAGCGCCCGTTGGCAGCGCCCGCCACGACCGCAGCCACTTCTGCGGCTGGTCGTCGTCGGCGTACACCTCAAGGTCAAACTTGTATAGTTTGCCGTTCTGGTAATCGCCGACAGCGTTTGTGGCGTTGAAGAACATCTGGCTGTTGGCGCGGTGGCGGTTAAAATCGCCATTGGCAAAGGCCGCGCGTTCGTGCCATGCGCCGGTTGCTACGTCAAACACCCACGTCGTATCGGCTGATGGGAAGTTCAGCACATAGAAGCTGTGGCCGTCCTGCTGGTAGGTGTAGCCCACAGCGTCGCCGATGTTGGCGTATTCTTGCATCTGCCATTCGATAGCGTGCGTTGACACGCGCTGACCGATGTAACCCGACGCGCGGAAAACCATGCCCTGCCCGCGAGCATCCTTGCCCAGCCAGTAAATCTGGTTGTCCATCTTGGCGATGCTGTGCGGCGAAGCGCAGCCAAGTTCGTTGAACGCCCCCTGGATGCGTGCCAGCGGAAAGTCGAGCAGACCTGCGTCATACCAAACTTCAGTTGAGTTGGAGCCAAACACCCAGACTTCGCGGTGATCGACAAAGATCGCCACTACGTTGTCAGGATTGCCTTCGGCGCTGGCAAACTCCAGCGGGTCAATGCTGGTGCCGTCCAGCAACTGCGTCACCCAAATCTTTTGGCTGTTGGGTTCGTTGAACACGAAATAGCCGTCGATGTACCCGACCGTCACCGCGCCGGGGAAATCGGGGTCTGTGATTTGCTGAAACACATCGGTGTTAGCGTTGTAGATGTAGCCGTCTGGATCGGCGGCGATGAATAGCTGCGCGCCGTTGTCGGCCATGCTGACCGGCCCCGTGCCTGCTACCGTGCCTTTGGCGACTGCGTTCCAACTGCTGTCAATCTGATACAGCGTATTGCCCGACACGGCGTAGCCGTAGTTGCCGAACTGCCACAGCCCACGGACAGGGCCAGAACCCAGCGTGGCCAGCAACGACAGCCCCGGCGCGCGCTGAAGAAACGCAGGTTCTTTGCCGCCTTCCGGGACGACTTCCGGAAAGAGGTTGACCATGCGGTTGTCTGCGGCGTTGACGCTTCGGGCGACATACGCCGACCCAAGGATCGGCGACTTCATCAGTAGTTGCCTGCGTAGATGTTGAACCGCTGCCGCGACGCCACAAGGCTGTAGGGCATGGACATGATGTCATCGGGGTTGTTGATGCGCTTGAGGTTACGTTTGCTGGTCATAGCAATACGCATGACCTGCGAAGATGGTTCCATACCAAACTCAGGCGACATCTCCGTGGCAAGATTATACCGGAAAGCGCGCAGATACCCTGGCGGGAAGTGCAGTTGGGTAGCCAGCGTTGCAGGCTGCGTCAGTTCTTCGACAGAGATGAAGTGCCATTCCAGATCGCGCGTGGGGCGCGGGTAGATGTACATCTCAATGTCGGGGAACGTCATATTGACGAAAATGACTTGTGGGAAGGTTGAGGTGACCGTCTTGACCGCAATGCCGTTGTACTGCTGCTGGTTGATGAACTTAATGCCGTAGCTGACGCCCGTACCGGGATCACGGAAATAGGTGCTGTCGTCGAGCAGCACGGGGCGGTTGCCGACAAAATTACCTGACGGCCCCAGCGTGCGCGACAGTATTCCCGATGGCCATGTGAACACCTGATCCTGCGTGGCAAACACCGCCAAACGCTCAGTGTTCCAGCTATCAATCATCTGGTTCATCGCGTTCAGCGCGTCCTGCGATGTTTCCGCGGACGGCACTTCGCCTTCTGCCAGAACACCCAGAAGTCGCAGCGACCCGTTGATGATGTCTCCGGCAGTCGTCATTGGTTAGCCTTCCTGCTTCGCGC